TCAGCTCTCTCATCTATTCTTGCCATAACATCTTGACCAATAGCTAATTTAATAGCGTCTTGAGTAAATGCGTAAGCTAGTCTGTCGTCTGTGTTAGTTGCATCAAATGCCAGTCTATTGCTAACAATAAATTTAAAACCTAAGAAAGAGTCCACTTGACCCTGTGCTAGAGCTTTAACTGTATTGAAATCACTAGAAGTAACTTGTGTTGTTCCTAATAAATCAGAGATTTGTTTTGGTCCACATACAATGTATCTTTGTATAGATGGATCAACATCTGCTGCATCTAATAGTCTTTTTGCTTCTAAAAGTTTTGTTATGGTTAATCCATCTGTTTGTGATGCACTAAAAGGCTTTTGAGCTGCTGGTAGTACAACAGAAGTAGATCCTGTTTCTCCAGAAAAACTTGTTCCACCCAAAGCTGTAATAATTACATCATCCATAGCTCTTCCCATAGCTGCTGCTGCAGCTTTTGCATAAGAAGAAGTAGGATCAATCAATAATCTTACTTTGTCGGCATTATCAATTAGATCAGCCCATTCGTAGTCTGCAAGACTTACTCTTCGTCTAGAATGTGGCGTATCAATTTGTGGAGTATCAGCATGTCGAGATACTTTTAATTGAGCAGTAGTTTTACCTACTTGATCAAAAAATGCGTTCTTCCCAACAATAGTTTCAACATCCACCGCTTCACGCAATACTGATCCCATTTGCTGAGACAGCATTTGTACGTTTGAACTATACTGCTGTACAAAAGCAGTAGTTATTTGGTTTGACATATTGTCATCTCCTATTGGTTTGTTAGTTAAAAAAAGTCAGAAAGTTCCCTGTAAACAGGCTATCTTGCATTTAACGACTGTTAGTCGGTTGTCTTTTCCAAACTGCCAAGTAAGGTTCTATTGAATTATCTTACTTCTTTTTTGTGATATTATTATCACTAACAACCCACCTATAATATTCTGTAGCGATTGGCAATGGATTATTTTTCTGCTGATCAGAACCAGAATCCATAACAATCCTAAGTATTTCTAACCTTAACTCTTTATCGTTTAGATGACTATTGTTCTCCGCCATATAGCATTTCTCTAAGTTCTAGAACTTGATTTACAACTTTTTTATGATTTGGATGATTTTTATTCCAATATGCACCATCTCTATCAATAGTTAATTCTTCAATTTCTTTTTCTACATCTTTTATATTTATAGAATTTCCACCTTCAGAACTTACAATTTGATCCTCTGATGTAATTTCTGCTATTTTAGAAAATGCTCTAATCATTTTAGGATGATCACCAATTCTTGTGCCATCTCTTAATTGCATATCTAAAAAATCTGCATCAAGATATGCTTTAGCAACAGAACCAGCTCTTCTTAAATTTTCATCAAACGATCTACCCCATTCTTGTCTTAATTCATTTGCTGATTGAGCTTGTGCAGTTTCAGCATTGATTGACATTTCTTTAGCAGATTGTTCTACAGTTGATTTATAAAACTCAAGTATGCCTTGAGCCTGTTTATTATTCAATCCAAGTTTATGTGCATTAGTTGCAAATGACTTGATAGAATTTTCATCTATTGGAATAATATCAGATTTATAATCTAATTTATATTCTGTTGGAGATGGTGGTCTGCCGAGTTTAGCATATACATCATTCCATTGATCTTCTGTTGAGTTTTTATTTGGTATTACCATCTTATCTGCACCAATCATTTTAGTTGCATTGATATAACTTTTTGCAAGTGCATCTATTTCTGTAAATTTAGAAATATTAGGATCGTTTCTAAACTCTTCAGATATTGCTTCTTTCCAAGTTTTTCCTGCAACTGTTGTTTGTGGTTGTGTTGTACTTAGTATTGGAGCTGTAGCCTGTGGTGTACTTTCTGTCTTCACAGGCTGAACATCTTGTTCAGTTGTCTGTACTTCTGACATTTTATTTTCCTTTTATATTATCATTGAGCAGCATGTTTTTAATAAATAGAAGAACGCTGCGTTGTCCCTCCATATATGCACTTTCATGGCTATCACCTCTAACGTTAGTGGTAGCATTATAGTGGCATCTCTTTTCAAGATCAGTCATAACTATTTTACCATGATCTGAATTGAATATTATTTTATAGTTCTCTTTTAACTGCTGTAATTCTTTTTCCATTAAATTTATTCTTCACCTCTAACTAACGCTTGTGCCTCCTCAGGTAAAGCCTTTGCTAAAGGTGCAACTTGTCCACCAGCTTGTGCTATTTGTTGCATCTGTGCTAACTGTTGTTGTTGCATCATTTGTTGTTCTTTTTGTTGTCGTATTGCATTTACTTGATTTTGAGATTTTAATACTTTAGCAGGAACTCCTACAATGTCAGCTAAATGTCTAACTAATTGATCAATATCCACATGATCAAATACTGGTGATACTCTTGATAAAGAACCAAATATCTCAATAGCTCTCATAATAGATTGTAGCTCTGATGACTTTTGTGCTTTAGCAAGAGGAGATACATACTCTATTTGTATATCTTTGCCTTGTAAAAATTCTGGTGGTTGTTTAAACATTTTTTTTCTAAACAATATTGCAAACACTCTATCAATCATTGGTCGTAACAATTCTGACTGCAATCTACCTAATACTGGTCCAAGCAATCTCATCTTCTCTTCGTTTCTTTGTATAACTTCTGTAGCAGTCATTTGTGGACCTTGTTGCATCATTAATTGATTTACATAAAACACATCTCTGATTGCACCACGTCTTTGCTCTTCCATATTTAAACCTAATGGATTGTTTGCACCAATATTCATTGGCTCAATTCTATCTCTTGTTCCAGATCTATAAAAATTTAATCCACCTGGTACTGTTCTAACTGGTAATATAAATCCATCATCAGGAACTAATAATGGTGGATCAACTTGTTTCTGTGCAGCTTTAATAGTTGTCTTAGACATTTCATTTAACATTTTTACATCTGGCAACGCAGTCATTGCTGGTGATCTGCCATAAATTTCAAACGATGCTTTTAAGTATCTTGGCACAACATAAGGAAACTCATTAAATCCAGATTGTGATATTTCATGTTTATTATCTGGTTCTATGTAGCAAGATGCAAATGGCATATTCTTGTTATCACGTTTATTAGGATTATAATTTTCTCTTGGATAGACTACATGCAAGATAGAAACTTCTTCGTATGGATCTTTTATAACTGTAGATTTAATTTGCTTTGAAACATTTTCTTCACCAAATTGCATAACTGCAGCTCTAGCTGAAATTTTAAAATGTCTATATACTGTATCTATTCTACCTTTATTATTTTCTGAGATATAAATTTCATTTATATGTCTAGTTGAAAATCTAACAATGTCATCTGGATCTTCTTCAATATACATTGCTGATGTACCAAATGTAATTAGATCGTGATACAGTTCAAAAATTTCTTGTTGAAAATTAGATCTGTTAAATGCGTCATACATTTTTTCAGTAGCATCTTCTAACCATTCGTTAGCCTCATCTTCATCTACAAAATCTACATTTTTAAATCTTAGAGAAAACCAAGGTACAGATGGATTAGTAAGCATACCATGTAATGATGCTGATAATAATTCTACAGCGTGTAATGGCGAAGAGTCAAAAATTAATTCTGATCTTTTATCTCCCCTAGATCTTTGCTTGGTTACATCTGCTTTTCTTGGCAACATATAATCTGCAACTTCTTGCCAATGCGACTCCCACGTTTGACGTTGCGTTTTTAATTTATGAAATCTTGCAAGAAGATTTTTTACTAAAGCTGATTCAGCCATATTACCCTCCTAGCAACGTAGCTTTTCCAAGCGTTGCTGGTTGTTCAACCCCTGTTGCTGTTGTAAGTATGGTAGGTGATTTACCTCTTCTTCTTTTTTTTACTGTCATTGTTTCTGTTGCGTCAGCCGCAGAAGATTGAGATACCTCTGCTGTAGTAGGTGCAGAATACGTAGGCGTAGGTGCTGGTTTAGATAGAGATGCAACACTAACTATTGGTTTTAATACTGATGATACTGTACCACCCATATTAACCTCCTAGTAAAGTTTTCTTCTCAACTTTAGCTTCCTCAATTAGTGGAGAAGTTAGTATGGTTGATTTTCTACCTCTACGTCTTCTTTCAATCGCATCTTGTTCCGCTTTAATTTTTGCTTTTTCTGCCTCAGAAAGCTCTGCCTTTGGCGGCTCTGGTAGAGGCTGTACAGGCGGCAACGATGGCATCTTTGGTGAAAATAATGAACCCATATTTATATAATCTTATAACTATTATCTGCTATACTTTGTGGTGCTGATTGTCTAGTATAAATTTCCTGCAAACCCAAAGCTAGATACCTCATAGCATCACAAGCGTGTGAACTCCAATCGTGTACAGGCTTAGATCTGAATACTCTATTTTTATCTATATATTTTCTATGGTAGTGTCGTAAAGCATCAATTAATTTTTTACAGTTATCTGTATCTATCCAACATCGTGGTAGCAACATTGATACAGCGTGTATGCCATCTTCTAAAGATATTTTTGGTATAACTTTAAATCTAACACCTAGCTGATAAGCAACCTCACGTCTTGTTTTTCCATTACTAAAATCTGTAACCTCAATATCATGCGGTGCATAATGATTATTATAAATATAATCTTTAGATTTTAAAACTTGCACATAGTGCGGTAATCCTTGACCACGTTCTTCGTAGTAATCAATGATGTTTATTGATCTACCTAATTGTTGAAAAAATATAATTGCAGAGTGATCTGATACTCCAAGATCCCAAGCTGTGTTTACTGGTAGCGATGGATCATAAGGAACTCTAGATAACTGTTTAGCATTTTCTATTTTAATTATAACATCGTTGTAGATAGCACCTTCAATATTTGCAATCCAATCACACTCAAACTCTTGTCTAAATTTCTTTTCACCCATTACCTCTTTTGCTTTTGTAAGTTCTTCTGTATCTACAATTTTAGTATCAGATGCTCTTGCTATGTAGTGCATCCAATCTTTATTAGCTTGTGCGTGTTGGTATAGTTCATAGAAGTTATTATTTGTTCCTTGTGGCGTACCTATAAATACGCACCAACCTTTTCTATCGGATAATGCTGGTCTTATAATCTCAGTAAATAACTTACCATTGATATTGGCGTACTCGTCTATGACACAGCCATCAAGATAGATACCTCGTAATCCATCAGAGTTCTCAGAACCTAGTAAGGTTATTCTAGAACCATTAGGCAAATCACAGCGTAGTTCTGTTTCGTTAAATTTTACATTAGGAATTAAGGCAGTAAATTGTTTCATGTAATCCCAGGCAATAGATTTAGCTTGTTTAAATGTAGGTGCGATGTAGGCAAATCTAGGATTTGTTGATGTTGATTTTAATGCAGACATCAAAAGATGATTAATCATACATACAGTTTTGCCAAATCTTCTATGGCAAACTAATACTGACCATCTGTATTTCTTTAGTTTAAAATGCAGATAGGTTTGTTTATCTCTTGGGTAGTAAGGAATCTTATAATTAATCTTACCATCACTAACTATAGTCTCTTTTGTCTGCTGCAACGCCATTAGTGGTAGTATTTAGATTTATCTGTTTCAAATATACTGTTATCAATATTAAGCATCATCATCAACCAAGAACTAAATATGGCAGAATGTTGTTTGTCTTTAAAGCCTGTAAACTTTACTGATACAGAATTATCCTTATCAATATAGACAATAGCTTTTAGGCTAGACGTTTCAAAAAAATCTTCATCATTCTGGTGCATACAATTCATATAACTTTATATTATTTTTTTACAAAACTTATTTACATGTATGTCTTGCAGAGAAAGATGGTGGGTTGTTTTTGGGGTGTGGTATGTTTGTATCTTGGATTTTATGGTTTGTGGTGCGGCTAAGGCTATGGCTAACTGTGTTCTACAGTCCCATCAATATATATAATAAAAAATGCGGCTACATTCTGGGGTGTAGGGGGGTGCTATCTACAAAAAATGCTTTGTTTATAGCTCGAATACCTTGTTAATATGTGTATATCTGTTGCCGATAATTAATCATTATCGGAAATAATCAGTTATGTTATTTGTT